AAGAGCCTACCAATTCCCGTCTGGTCGCTACTGACCAGGCGGGGCATTGGTACACAGCCGAGGGTGAATCCGCCCACGTTGTGATTGGCAAGAACGGAAAAGAAAGAAACACAACCGTAGCCGATGCACGCCAGATGGGATTGTACCCATCCGTAACCAGCGTGCTTGGAATTATGGATAAGCCGCAATTGACGGCGTGGAAGATTGAGCAGGCCATTATGTCCTCGCTCACACTTCCGAAGGAGGCAGATGAAACGCTCGAAACCTACGCTCGAAGAGTGGTTAAGGACTCTAAAGAATCAACAACGAAGGCAGCTGAACATGGCACGCGAATGCATGAACAAGCCGAGAACATCCTCATGGGACGCGCTGTGTGCAAAGATGAAGACCTCCAACCATACATCGCAACGTTCAAAAAGTGGGCGGACGAAAACGTAGAGAAGACCTATTGGTGCGAGAAGGCTCTTGTTGGAGCAGGATACGCTGGTCGCTGTGACGCATATGTGAAGTTGAAGGGGATTGGCGATGCAATAATTGATCTAAAGAACCGAAAGGTGAATCCCAAATACTCGCCGTTCTATGAAACCTCCGACTGTCCGCAGTTGTGGGCTTACAGGACCGCAAGCGAGAATCCAAAGGCAGCGTGCGTATCTATTGTGCTTGCATCAAATGATGCCAGCAAGTTGATGACAAAAGTGTGGGATGAGGATGAGTTGTATCAAGCTGGAATTGGATTCAATGCACTATTAAAAGTCTGGGCTTGGGTTAAAGGCTACACGCCTCCTGGGATGAAGTTATGATCGACCCCGCTGACGTACTTTGGCTAGAGGAGTTGCTGGATCAAGTTTATCGGAGTCTTGCCAAATGACTGCGCCCAGCATAGCCGAGATGGGTGATGCTGCTGGCGAGATAATCTGGCGAGTGATGGGTAAAGGATCGGATAAGTCAGCATACGGAGATTGGTTGGTTAAGGATCGGCCTACGCACGATTATCACATAGCCAGAGCAATCCGACACCTAGCCACAGCGCAGATGCAACTGCACAAGTCCACGCCTTGTCCTGATAATAACGGTGAAACAAGTGTTGACCACTTGGAGCGTGCGCTGGTAAGAACATTGTTTGTGTTGGCTCAAATAAAGAAAGAGGTTCCAAGATTATGAGATGGATTAAGAAAGAGTTTGATGATGACGGCAAGCCAGAGTGGGCGGTTTACATAGACGAAACTGGCGAAGGCAGAGAAGAGGATTGGTCGCACTTTGATACATACAAAACTAGAGACGAAGCAATCGAAGGTTGCAGAAATATCACTTGGGAAGATTACGATTGCAGCGACAAATGAAGTTTGTTTTGTCATGGATACTTTATCACATTGGAGACATCATCAGCCTAACGCTTATGCGCTGGGGGTATGGGTACGGATTCTACAACAAGGTGATGCTTTTATCTTCTGATCTGGATGAACACGGCAAAATATGGAAGGACGTAAAATGAAGCAAGCATTAGTAACTCAATCGTTCGGTGATGACTGGAAGAAGATTATTGATCTAACTAGGCCACGCATGGAGGCTTACTGCAAGCGTCACAGCGTTGACTTCATTCTAATCGACAAGCCTCTTACTCACCCAGCTCAATACTCCAAGTCTGCGATTGGAAACATTATGGCAACGAAGGGATACGAGCAGGTTGCATTCGTTGACGCTGATGTTTTGATTGCAAACGATTGCCCAAACCTAGGGGAAGACGCTGGCGTGTTCTGCGCCTTTGACGAGGGAGCTTATCTGGACCGCAAGCCTGATATGGTAAAGCTGGCGGGTGCTTTCGGAGGAGTGATCGAGCCTAAGTTCTATGTCAACACTGGCGTGTTCGTAGTTCATACCAAGGCCGTTGGTATCCTATCCATGCCCCCAATTGGCCTTCACCCAAACCACTTTGCCGAGCAGACTTGGTTAAACGTGATGGCGCACCTGTGGAACATTCCGCTGACCGAACTTGACCCGTCCTTCAATTGTATGACCAGCGTTGAGTCGCACTTTGGTTTGGACCGCTACAAGGACGCGATGATTATTCATTACGCTGGGCAATCAAATGATCTGGTTAAGTTATCTAACCAGATCCGAGCTGACGAAGCGAAGCTGGTGGAGTTGGGTCGGTGAGGTCCACGCAGTTATGTCGCGGTGATTACGATGATAGGTTGCAGCAGTTGGCTGGGGAGGTTGCACTCCAGGCTATCCGCGACCTGCGGATGCTACGCAAGCGAGGGATGGTTAAGGGTATGAAGATTATTAAGGATCACCAAGGAGTGCCACTCAACGATGCCTTGGAGTACAAAAACTCGCACGAGGTACAGAAGCTACTGCGTGACTTTAAGACTGGGGTTGTCTCTTGGTGGTGCAGAGCCAGCGGGGTGCAGATAGATAACCGCACGCTACTGAGGAAGCTAAAGGAAAACGATTATGCTCTGCCTACTTGATCTTGCTGGAGTTGTTTGGGTAATCAGTTGGTTTTTACTTTACAGTTCGCTGACATTGTCGGCAATCTACTGCGCTGGTTACATCATATTAAAACTGATTGATTACATAAGAAAGGAACTGGATCTATGAAAAAGAAAAGAAACAAGATAACGCTGGTTAAAACTACAGAGGAAAAAGCCGTAAGGGTTATGATTGATATTGACGATGATCTTTACGAAGCCCTGGCAAAGGCTGGCCGTCATCACTTGGCTAAAGACAAGATGGCTTGTTTTGAGTATGCGTTAAACAAAGCGTTGCTGGAACTCTGCGAGGAACTGAAATGATCGAGTTTAAGCAGAAGGTTTTAACGGCTGCGGTAGATCGGTATGTCTTAACCAAGACGCAGTGCGAGATGCTACGCCAAGATGCTGAAGTGATCGGAATGAAGCGTGCAACTGTATTGAAGAAAGATGGCACTACTCGCAGGTCGTTTGCTAGGAGTTGCAGTTCATGCTGGATACCATACGCCAAACATCAAAACTGGATATATAACATTATGCGGGAGCTTACAGACGCAATCAACGCAGAGCATTGGAGGTTTGATATTTCTGGCGTGCAACAGTTGCAGATACTCAAGTACAATCCACTCCAACAGTTCTGGTGGCACTTTGATACCTATACTGGATCTGATCGCAAGTTGACGGCTGTGGTTAATCTATCTGAACCAGATGAGTACATTGGCGGTGGATTGCAAGTTAAGGCTGACCTGGACAACGCTAAGTTTATCCGTGAGCAGGGAGCAGGTTGCTGGTTTCCGTCTTACATTGAACATAGAGCGCGTGCGCCAATATGGGGAACGCGCTGGGTGTTGGTAGCTTGGTTTACTGGACCAGCTTGGAAATGAGTATTGACGATCAGATTCGATTGGTAGGAGTAATCGCAGTTGGTCTTGGCCTGCTGACATTATTGTGGGGTGACAAATGATTCAACTCAATCCAGAGCTATGGATGATGACTCCAAAGGGTGAGGGGCTGGCATTCATCGTTACAGACTACGGGATGGATCATAACAAGATATTCACAGTTATGCTTAACACTGGCGAGATACTTGACTTTGACATTCGTGACTGTCGCAGATGCGAGAATCCAAGCTTCGGGGTACAAGCACCATCAGTGCCTAATCCCCATTACAACATATAAGGAGAACTGAATATGCTAGGCAAAGACGTATCGAAGAATATGCACGAGTTGGCGATGGACAATAAGAAGAAGGGCAAGGCTCGCGGTGCTGGTGGAACGCCTCGTTCGCGTCAGCAGATGATTGCGATAGCACTCTCTGCTGCTGGGAAGAGCAGCAAATCGCCACGCAAGTTTAGGATGCGGTCTGGTTCGTAATGCAAGTCGAGGCTAAAGATCGCCTCAAGTGGGCGCGCGAGATCCTTTCAATTGCACGCAACAAGCTTGTGGTTGAGAGGGATCGTGCGACTCACGGACACGCAATAGATATGATCCAGATCATAACGATGGTGGATGCCGCCAGCTTGGTGTGCAAAGAGGTAATGGGGGATGAATGAAAAAACACACCTCGACTTATTTAGCGGTATCGGAGGATTTGCCTTGGCAGCAAAGTGGAATGGATATAGAACCGTTGGCTTCTGTGACAACGAACCATACGCCCAAGCAGTCCTCAAAAAGCATTGGCCCGAAGTGCCAATCCACAAAGACATCCGCGAAGTACGAGGCGAGCTATACGCAGGAATCACTCTTCTCACAGGTGGATTTCCTTGCCAGCCATTCTCAGTCGCAGGCAAGCAACGAGGCAAGGATGACAACCGTTACCTCTGGCCTGAAATGTTGCGAGTTATACAAGAAGCAAGGCCAACTTGGATCATTGGTGAGAATGTTGCTGGGATCGTCAACTTGGCACTCGACCAGGTGTGTACTGACTTGGAAGATCAAGGTTACGAAGTCGAACCGATCATTATTCCAGCTTGCTCCGTTGACGCGCCACACCGAAGAGACAGGGTTTGGATTGTGGGCCACTCCAAACTCGATGGACTCACTGCCTCCAAGACAAGCGAAGGATTGTTCGACAAATCAGAAGAACAGAGAAGGAAGGTCGAGAAGCGGGAATCTTCGGGAGCAAGTCGTGCATCCTCAGATGTGGCCGACACCATCAGCCAACGAGGATGCGGCGGGAACTCCGAATGGCAATATGCAGAAGATGCTTGGGAATCATCCAGACATTCGCGGAACAACTCCAGAGGAGTGGCAACGTGGCTCGCTGAACCCAACGTGGGTCGAGTGGCTAATGGGATACCCAATAGGTCACACAGGCTTAAGGGATTGGGCAACGCCATCGTCCCGCAAGTCGCGTCAGAAATCATCAGATGCATCAACAAAATAATGGAGGATAACAAATGAAACTCTGGACAAACAACACTAACTCAATTCACAAAGTCGATGACAATATGCTCTACCCGCGCAATACCTATGTGTTGCCCGATGAGCTAACTGGACCAACCTGGGACGACTCAGTTCCTTGTCCACACGAGATTAAGCCGTACTACAAAGGTAGGGCTGCTGGTGGCGCAACAGCCGTGTACCGCGCTGGTGCAATCGGTGACGCAATCATTGCTACCGCTTACGTCAACTACTTGGTGCAGGAGTCTGGTGGGGTTGTAGAGGTTTACGCACCTGCTCGCAACCTACCGCTGTACGCTGGGCTGGGTGCAAAGCTGTGGCCGTTGCCTGCATCTCTGGAGGCATGGAGGTCATTTGATGCTCACTTGCCAACGGATGATTTGTTTAGTGGGCAGGTTGGGAATACGAAGCTAGGCACTGGTCCTGGTAACTGCTACCAACGCATCTACGAGTGGATGGGAGTGTGGGACGAGAAGACGATGGCTAAGTATTGCAAGCCAGTGTTGCACTTGATACAGCCCGATCACGATGAGTTGAAGGCGATAAACAGGTGGCCGTTGCCAGAGCCGTTCTTTGCCTACCACGTTTCCTCCAGCGGTCCGACCCGTACCTACCCGCCAACGATGGGGCAGGAGGCGGTGCTGGCCTTGCTAGAAGCCTACCCGAAACATCACGCTGTGATTATTGGGCTGGATAACAGCAACAACTTTAAGGTGGATCACCCGCGAGTGATTGACCTATTCAATTGCACCAAGACTGTACGCTCGCTGTTCCCCGTGATAGCTGGGGCTGACTTTGTTGTTGCGCCAGATAGCTCAGTCAATCACATGGCTGCTGGGTTGGATACTCCTTGCATTTCATTATGGGGGAGCTATCATCCAGATTGGAGAGTTAAATATTACCCAAGGTCATATCCATTATATGCGCCCGAAGTATGTCCTCACGCTCCATGCGCTCCTCATGCTGGACTGCCACAATCCAAGTGTAAGGACGCATCAAATAAAACAAATAAAACTCAATTTTGGTGTAACGCACTAAGAAACATATCGGCAGATATGATTGTTGGAGCAGCCAAGAAAGTATTCGAAGATAATGAAAAACAAGAATTGCCCACACTGCAAACAAACAAAACCAATATCTGACTTCTCTAAAAGAAGCGATTGCAAGCTTGGTTTGACTTCATGGTGCAGGCTATGCAATAGAAATAAGGTTAAAGTGTGGAGGCTAAATAATAAGAAAAAATATTATTCACGCATGCTCAAGTGGAGGAGTAAAAATAAATCAAAAGTATTGGCTATACAGAAAAAATATAGATCAAATAACCCATTAAATTGGCGATCATCTAAAATGGTTTGTGAGGCAAAAGCAAAATCATTAAGAAAAAATATTCCTTTTAACATTGATTTTCAATATGTTTATAATTTGTGTAAAACTGGTAAGTGCGACATAACTGGCATTGGGTTTAATACAACAAGCGGAAAGAACCCATGCTCTCCAAGCCTTGACAGAATAGTTCCTAAGTTGGGATATGTAAGGGGAAATGTCAGAGTAATACTTTGGGCTTTAAATGCGTTCAAAAATGAATGGTCTGATTCTGAGATTTATCCTATTGCAAAACAATTTTGTAAGTCATATGAAGAAGAGCTTACCAATCCAGCGGATGGTGCGCAAGGAGATCTTGCGACTGGTGTCCTTAGTGTGTCCACCACTTGAAACAAAGCTGGTTTGATTTATGACCACAGCACAACGACAAGCTGAAGAGATCGTAGGCCAAGTGGATTGGCAGTCAGAGAATCACGGGCTGTGTAAGTGTCCAGGTGAGGCTGCACACACAAGCCACACTCGCATCAGAGATACAACGGTGTTCGTGGATGGCGCGCCGACTATCTTCTGCTGGCATACTTCTTGCACGCCGTATCGGGATGAGGCTAATCGCAAGTTGCGCCGAGCTATATCAAGCGATGTTCTCTACAAGCCAGTAAACATTATGTCTGGCGGTACAGCCGTGCCGAAGCTGGTCATCAAGAAAGACCCGCACACCGAGGTGCTGGATAGGATCAAGACGATTGCTGAGTCAAACAAGCAGAGATACTTGACTCATTACAATTGGGACACGGCGGATATGTACGAGGAAAGTCCGACAAGGCTTGGTGATCCAGCGCAGGATTATCAGTTGTTCCTTTCGATGTTCAACGCTCTTGACAATATCTGGATAGGCAACGTCACCGACAGCGGCAAGCATCCAAACAACTTCCGCATAGCTTACGAGTGGAAGAAGCTGGATGAACCAATCGGGCAGTACACAACGGGTGCGAGCTACAAGCAGGGTACAGTTAGTCGATCCAACGACACGGTTGAGCATAGGGTATTCTTGGTTGTCGAGTCGGACGTTCTCACCAAGCCAGAGATGGGCGCGGTGTTCCAATTGATGCGCGATTTATTCAGTATGAAACTACACGCTGTCGTGGATACTGGCGGAAAGAGCTTGCACGGATGGTTTGAGATGCCACCAAAGAACGAGTGGGTGGATCAGTTAAAAGCTTTTCTTATTCCGTTAGGGTGCGATCCTGCAACATTCAAACCCAGCCAACCCGTTAGGATTCCTGGGGCAAAGAGAGAGGACAAGATGCAGAGCCTATTATGGTTTTGCAAAGGAGGAAAATGATAAATAAAGTATATGTAGCTTGTAAGGATGATGGAACTGGCATTCCCTATGGAGTTTATATGTCAATTCACGATGCGATGTTTGAAACAAGCAATTTCAATCCAGACATTGCAGAATTTTTTATTGGTTCAAGCAAACCTAATTGGGTTAGGTCAAGAATCAATTTGGTTGAAAACTTTCTCAAGTCTGGAGGTTCAAAATGATAGAGCCAGCAGTAGCGTTAGGTATCAAGCCGAAGGTGGACGAGTGGCCACCAATCAAATCTTATGCACAACTTATCAAGGAAGACTTACCCGCACCAGAAACTTTAATTGAGGGGATGTTGCATAGAGGCGGAAAGATGTTGCTAGGTGGAGGTAGCAAGGCTTTCAAGAGTTGGTCACTCATCGACCTAGCCCTTTCGTTACACGCTGGCGTTCCTTGGTGGGGGCAACAGTGCAAGATGTCGCGGGTATTGTTCATCAACTTCGAGATCCAAGAGTGGAGCTTTCGCAATCGGTTAGCCGATGTTATCAAGGCCAAGGGTCTGGAGGATAAGGCCGATGACTTTGATGTGTGGACGCTCCGTGGTTACGCTGCTGACCTTACTCTCATCCGCCCGATGATTGAGAAGCAGATTGAGGGTAAGGGCTACCAAGCAATCATATTAGATCCAAACTATATGCTTATGGGTGATCGGGACGAGAACTCAGCGGGTGATATGTCCACGCTGATGAATGAGTTTGAGTACCTAGCAACACGCCACAACTTGTCGATTATCCTTAGCCATCACTTCTCCAAAGGTAACAAGAGTGGCAGCGAGGCTATTGATAGGTTCAGTGGTAGCGGGGTATTTGCCCGTAACCCCGACAGCTTGGTTGTCCTAACGCCTCACGAAGAGGATGAGAAGACATTTACATGCGAGGTCACGCTACGCAACTTTAGCCCTATGGATGCCTTTGTGGTCCAATGGTCTTACCCACTGTTCCGCCAGAACTTTAGCTTAAATCCAGATAAGCTAAAGAAGCCAGGTGCGCACAAGGCTGTTGACGATAAAAGGTTCTTAACTGAGATGGGTTCAAAGGAGTGGCAGGCTGGCGATTTATGTCGTCATATCATTGAAAAGTTGGAAGTATCGGAATCCACGTTTTATAGGTATCTTAAACGCCTTCACAAGGCCAAGAAGATATTGTCTGACAATGGCTTATATACTGCCAATCAGACTACTTTCTAATCTACTTTCAAGTTACTATCATTACTAGAGCAGTCAGACCCTTATATATATATAAATATATTTCGCGAAGGAAAAGTAGGAACAGGACTCCTTAGTCCGTCCTGTCCCTACTACGCTACGCTATTTCCGTAGCGTTCTTCAAAATGAACAAACAAGGCTGGCAGGGCTGGCTCGCACACCATCACACCTGCCAAGACGGAGTTGGTGATAAGGTGGTGGGTGTGGTACAATGCGCAAATGAACAACGCCAAACCTGGTTTGTATGCGAATATTAACGCTCGCCGTAAGGCTGGCACTAGCCGTCCCAAGTCTAAAAGCACCATCAAGCCTAAAGTGTGGCGAATGATGAAGGCAAAGAAGGGTGGGTTTGAACCACGATAGAGAGCAGTTGAAGGTAGCGCACAAGTTCATTGGCCTGCTTCAACGAGAGAACGCTCAGTTGCATGGCGTTCTACGCTTGTTAGGTCAACTGGTAGATGATATGAATGCGAACTGCTCCTATGAAGTATTCGAAGTGCAGTGGAACAGCCTTACAGAGCAGGTCAAGAGATTGTCTGGATTCTTTGAGACCCACCAGAAGGCACTACAGTCACTCCAGGACTCGATTCCTGACGTTTGGGACACCGATGAGGTAGATGATGAATCCTAGAGAATTGCCTTGCAACAGCCCAAGGCGTACACCTGGAGGACCAAAGAAGTTTGTGGTGCGTGCCTGCCAAGGTGGTGAAAGCAAGGTTATACGCTACGGAGATCCCGATATGACTATTAAGAAAAACAACCCAGCGCGTAGGCGTAGCTTTAGGGCTAGGCACAAGTGCGACAGCAACCCTCCCAATAAGCTAACTGCAAGGGCGTGGAGTTGCCGCAATTGGTAGTTACATGAAAAGCAAAAAGGCTTTAAAATCGATTCCTTGCCACCCAGAAGCCTCGCCACGGGGTCTGGATAGGCAAAATGGTAAAAGATGCGGATCTAAAACAAAACCCCAAGATTCAAGTTTAAACGTCAAATTCAAGGTTGAGCAGTTAGGAAACAAAGCCTGCTGTTGCTCCATAGGTCGCTAGACTGCCGTTTATACGCCCCTTATAGACCCCTTATAGGGGTATTCTACACACTCCTTATAGGGTTAACGCTCCCGCGAAAGGCTACGCTACCGTTTTATGTCTGGCCTACCGTTTTCGGTCCGCCACTTTTGCCAACGCTCCCGTTGAGCCTTGGCTACCGTTTGATAATGCTCCCGCGAAAGCTTGCGAGCCTTGCAAGAACCTTTGACGCTCCCGCCTTTTTTGCCTAGGCGCGAAAGGTAGGCTTTGATAATTTCGTCTTCAGTCATATTTTTATACGCTCCTTATAGGCTGCGCTGCCGTTTATTGTAAAGGTTTATTGCCTGCGCTGCCGTTTATGGGCAAGCAGAAAAGCCGTTGGGGTTTGAACCCTTGGCGGATTATTTGGAATTGAATAGGCTGTTATCTATTAAGTCACAAAAGGAATCCATCATCTTATTATCTGCCCAATCCTTTTGCATATATCCCATCTTTACACCTACAATTGTAGCCTTAATTTGTTTAAGGCTTTCTTTCAAATAATCTACCTTCCATTGCAATTCCTGCTCTTTACTCATTTTCTTATCCTCTTTCTTTCTTTTATTCACGCAATCACTACGACTGCGCTGCCGTTTGGAGTGGGTAAACCTATCGGTTTAATCCATCCTTTGCTTCCCTCGTGTTAAAAGGGAAGACAAGGCTGGACTTACTTGCGCCGATTCTTAGGCCATACTAGCCACACAAAGGCTAGCAGAAGTCCGCCGTGGAGTAGGCCTAGCGCGTAAACTTGTGGGCAGTTCATGATTGAACCTCCTTTCTTATTACTGCGGTCCATTCCATGCCTTCACGAATGGCCCAACGTAGCGCGCGTTTCCAGGTCAAAAAACGTGCCTGGAATTGCCCGATTGAATTATAAACGGCGTAGTATGTCATCTAGTTTGCCCTCGCAATCGCTAACGCTTTCTTCTGCTGCGAGCCATGGGGCATAAATCCCACGATGACTGAGCGATCCGCGCGCTGGCATAGTCCACAACTCGCGCAAGTAGTATTATCGCGCGTTTGCGCAGGACATATGACAACCTTTCGCCCTTGTGGGGTAGTGCGATTAACTGGATTTTGATCAGGCAGAATCGTGCAAACTGGTCCTATGCCAAGGGCTGCCAGCTTATCAGCGTGATTCAATCCATTTGCGCTAAGATTAATCGTGAACCCTTGCGCGTTTGCTTCCTTAATCGCTGCGCGATTGCTTTCTACTGGTCCTGCCTGCTCGCTCAATACTGGCTTATGTGTGTAGGTAAAACCCTTTCTACCTTGGTTTGCCTTGACCAAGTCTTTAAGGAATTGTGGCAGAATCTCCTCGTTATCTCCTGGCAAGTCTCCAGCTTGGTTATGTCTCCAAAGTTGACCCCTTGGGAGAGTGCGCAGTTCATCTAGGAATACTTCCCACGCGCTTCCTCTTTCTCCCCTTGAAACCTTGTCCCAATGCCACTTAATAGGCCCTACAACATAACAGCCCTTATCTTTCAAGGGGCAGGAATCGGGACAAGTAGAAGAAGGAGAGGTTGAAACTGGAATCGGACCAGTTTTTTCATTTGAGCTACTTCTGGTTAAATGGAAGGTTGGCTTGGCATCGTTCCAGCCTAGGATTTTCGCTGGTCTTTTCATGAGTTGCCCCCTTCCATTGCGACTAGCACGTTATGGGTAAACGCGTTTTCCTTTACCCATTCCATGACGTTGGAAGCATGGTAGGATGTAGTCATATCATGCAGGAATGATTCTAATCTGCTTTCATGGATTCTTCCAAAAACTTGAGAATCCAATATCTCTTTAGTTTTCCAATCTTTAATCAATATCTTAACAGTTGTACCTTGTGGAAAGTAAGTGCCTTCGCTTACCTTCGCCTGAATAATACCGCCCACGCATTCTTCACCTATCTTCCATGTTTTAGTTTTGTTCATAGTGTGTAGTTTCCCTTCCTTGTTTAGGCGTTGTCAAAATGCGTTAGGGTCACAACCCCGTTCTTATCCACGCACGCATTCGTGTAGCCATTCGAGCCGTGAATAGTGAGCAAGGCAACTCCCGAAGGAGTTACGTTGTTCAAGATGTATCCGATTACCTTCAAGTTATGAATTTCATTCCTCTGCTTCATATTGAGCAATTCCAGGCCGTAGCAATTCTCTTCAACTCTCCAACTTTTCTCAGTATTTGTTAGCGTATTTTTCATTGTGTATTCTCCTTATTTTCTTTTTCGCCTTGGAAGTTCCTATCGGATTCTCCCTCGACAAGTAGCAATCTAATGCAAGCGGTTTGCCTATGCAATACTTTCTTTTCGTTTCAAATAAGGTATAAGTGTGACTTATGGATGAACAAGGCGCATCTCCTAGCGCGATAGAAAAAGCAAAGAACGGGCGCGAGATATTTTCAGATAAAATAGCTGATGAGATAGTGGCAGCTTGCGGGAGTGGATTTACTTTAGAGAAAGCGGGCGCACTTGTGGGCATAAACGCGAACACTATTAAAACTTGGGCGAGTAGAAAGCCCGATTTTGCCCGTAGAGTGGAAACCGCCAGAAAAAAACATGAGCTTTCCCTACTGCGAGACATAGAGCTAGCAGGCGCGAAAAGCTGGCAGGCCAAGGCATGGATGGCGGAAAGAATATACAATCATGCGCAACCCTCTGCCCGACTGCAAGTTAGCCAAGATGTCACCCACGGCATCAGCGGAAACTTGGCTCAGTTGCTTGCGGGCATTGCGATGAAAAAGAAAGCACAAGTTATTGATGCTAAAGCAGTTGAGGTGAAAACTGCCATACCAATTCGAGACAATAGCTATTATGCGACAAATGGTACGCAAACTATTGACACTACAACGGAAAAAGTTTTAAACAAGACAAGGCATAGACGCATGAAGACTAGAAAGCCAAGGGCTGAAAGCCTTGCCAAGTACACCACCACACCACCCGCCGACCCCCCAGCCCCCATTTAATACGCATATACCCCCCCAAATTATTGTGGCTCAAAATAAAAAGAGGTGTTAAACATCACCAATGCCAAAGCCTCCCAAGCGTAGCCAAGACGAGATACTTGAAGACCTCTCTAAACCATCTGCATTCGCTGCTAACGTATTGGGCATCAATCTTTATGATTGGCAAAGAAAGGTATTGCGTGATTTAGAGCAGAGAGACTGTCGCGTAGCCTTGCGTGCAGCCAACGGCTCTGGCAAGACCAGCACCGTTATCGCATCAATTTTGATATGGCACGCACTCGTTTTCCCACGCTCAATTGCTGTAACAACCGCAGGAGTTTTCCGCCAAGTCGAAAGTCAGCTTTGGCCTAGCCTGCGCAATCACATTGCCAAGCTTGGAGGTGCGTGGGAGGTAACATCTGGCGAGATCCGCTACCTACACGCTAACGGCAACACATCGCGCATCATAGGCTACTCAGCCACCGACCCAGGGCGTGCTGAAGGTTGGCACGCTGAGGACCACGAATACCATCCATTGCTGATGGTGGTTGACGAAGCCAAGACTGTCGCAGACCCGCTGTTTGAGGCTATCAGCCGATGTCAACCAACTAGGCTGCTAATTGCATCCAGCCCTGGCGGGACCAGTGGCGCGTTCTATCGAGCGTTTACCAAGGAAGCCAATATGTGGTCAAAGCACGCAGTCACAGCATTTGACTGCCCACATATCACGCAGAACCAGATTGACGAAGTAATCCAGCGTTACGGCGAGAAGCACCCTCTGACTCGATCTATGATCTATGGCGAGTTTGTGGACATAGGGCTAGAAAGTCTAGTAATCAATCTCACCCAGCTACAGAACTGCTACAATACACCACCACGCTTCAAGCCAGGAGTACGAATAGCAGGCGTGGACTTTGCAGCAGGAGGCGATCAGAACGTGATTTGCATAAGCGATGGCAACAAGATCCTGCCTATGATTGCTTGGCGCGAGAAAGACACGATGGCAGCCGTAGGCAGGTTTATAGTCGAGTTCAAGAAGGCTGGGCTGGAAGCTAACAACATCTACGCTGACGCGAGTGGTATGGGCATGGTTATGTGCGATGCCTTGGCTGAGGCTGGTTGGGTAGTCAATAGAGTGAACTTTGGGGCTACGGCGTATGACAATAACGCCTATACCAATCGGTCTGCTGAGATGTGGTATGGGATGGCAAAGAAAATTGAGGACGCTGAGATCATATTGCCAGAGGATGAGGACTTGACAGCGCAATTGACTTGTAGGCGCACAATCACGAACAGCAAGGGCAAGCTTGGCGTGGAGTCTAAGGACTCAATGCGTGCTAGAGGCATAGCCTCACCCGATAGGGCTGACGCGCTGGCCTTGTGCCTAAGCAGCTCAAATGTTGGTCTTGACTTGACATTTCAGATAGAACGTCCAACTTGGAAGTCACTTCAAGAAATGATGGTGGCACACGACCCCGTCATGGCTGGATTTGACCCAGGAGGATAAACACTATGAATATCTGGAATTGGATTACTGCAAACTGGCAAGAGATCGTAGCCGCTGTTGGTGGCATCGTTCTCGCTGCTCGCATCATTGTCAAACTCACACCGACACCCGCAGACGATTCGTTCTTGGAAAAGATCGTTAATTTTCTAAAGACGATTGGGCTGAACATCAAATAACATTAAGTGATCGGTGCGATATTTAATCTCATCGCATCAATCCTTCGCCTCATCCCAGCGTGGCGTGAGAAGCGGGTTAACAACATTGAAAGCGAATGGCGCAGTAATCGCGATGCTATTGAGCGTGATCTGCGTGGTGAGTCTTGGTGGTTGCGCAACAACGACACCAGTGACCCACACAACGGGGGTAGTTGAAGAACTGATGAAAGATCAAAACTACAACGAGATTCGTAGAGGCACACCTGGAACACGCGAATGGGCTAGGAAAGCTTTGAATGCTGTAAACGATCTTTCATACGAACTTAAAGTGGAGCGCAACAAATGAACGCTAAAGACACACGCCGAAACGAATACTACTCTCGGATCATCGACTCACTCAACCAGCGTGAGACTTGGGAGAATCGTCAACGCTTGTTCTACCAAGCTCGTTACTTTGGTGTGCGCCGAAAGGTCAAGCCTTGGCCTACCGCAGCCGATCTTCACGTTCAGTTAATCGACAGCGCAATCGAGAAACTAAAGCCTTCTTTTGTCAACAGCGCGATTGGTAACGACATTCTTTCTAGCTTCGTTCCGATGCGCCAGCAGTTAACACCGCTAACCGTATCAGCCGAGCGTTGGTTTGATTACAGTATGCGTGAACGTACCAACTTCCAGAAAGAGATTGTTTCCGTAATTGACCATATCCTCCTCTACGGACGAGGCGTGGCTAAGATTATTTGGAACGAGGACAAGAAGCGCATTGACTTTGAGGCTATTGATCCATTCCATATTATTGTTCCTTCCTATACCAAGGAGTTCAAAGATGCAGATTTTATCGTTCACATCATCTCGACAAGTGTCGATTCCTATAAGGCAAATCCCTTGTACAAGCAGGATGAGGAATTTATCAAAACAATTTCTGGTAAACCATCCAAATCGGTGGGCTTACGAAGTGAGATTCAAGACGAGATTTATAGACGCGAGGGAATTACTCAAGAAGCTGAGAATGATCGCATCATTCTTTGGGAGATGTACACGCCGTCTGAGGACGGATGGAAGGTTGAAACGTACAGTCCGCTTGTAGTAACCGAAGATGTTCGCAAGCCTTTCACATTACCCTATCGTCACGGTGAACCACCTTTTGTAGATTTCCCCTATGAGGTCACAGGGGGCGGTTGGTACAGTCCGAGAGGCGTAGCAGAGATCCTGCTCCCTAATGAGAACCTGCTAAATAAGCTCAAGAACTCCCTCTCCGATTACGTTGAACTGGCCAACCGACCCGTTTTCGAAGCACAGAATCCGATCTCGCTGAACACATCGAACTTGAAGATGCAGCCTGGGCAGATCCTGCCACAAGGCTTAAAGCCAGTTCAGTTCAGCCAACCTCCATTTGACTTTCAGAAATTGATGTTAGAGGAGCGTCTGCTTTCCGAACAACGGATGGGCAATCCAGACTTTGGTGCTGGCTCGCAATACCAGGTGTCGGATCGTAAGACTGCCACCGAGATTCAAGCGTTACAGTCGCAGGCAGCAGCATCTGGCGATTTGCGCAATCGTATGTTCCGAATGGGTCTGGCGCATTTATTCAAACAGTGCTGGTCGCTTTACACGCAGTACAACAAGAAAGACTTGATGTATCGCTATGCGGAAGAAACTGGATCAATGCCACCAGAAGGTATCCACGATGAGTATTCAATTGAACCAAAGGGTGGACTTGACTTTATTAACCGTCAGTTTGCGTTGCAGAAGTCTGTGGCGCGAATGCAGATGTTCCAAAATAATCCTTTCGTAAACCAAGGCGAACTGGTAAAGTCAGTGCTTGAACAAGACGATCCCTCGCTGGTCCGCAGACTCTTCCAAGATCCGAACGCAGCCTCTGGCGATCAAGCTGAAGATCAAGCGACTGAAATCGCGACTATGCTTGCAACTGGATTCCCAGTCGCAATCAAGCCTAGCGATGATCACAAAGCGCATATATCCGTTCTCTTCGCGTTTAACCAAGCGGCTCAAAGCCGACAGCAACAGGTCGATCAGAGCGCAATGCAAGTTCTGATGGCACACTTACAACAGCACTTGGCAGCCTTGGAACAGGTTGATCCAAACACATCCCGCGCTATCCAGAAACAGCTTCGTGATGCAGGTAAGGCTCAAATGCAACAGCAGGCACAACAGTTGCCTCCAGAAGCAATGCAAGGCCAAGCACCCGCACCGATGGCTGCTTGAAAGTACCAGTAATGCGGGATGCCTTCCAAGCGGAAGGCTTAAAACATCTTTGTGAGTGGGCTAACGAACAAGGTGCAACTTATAAGGCGGTTGAGATTGGCTCTTATAGCGGAGAAGGTACGGTGGTTATTGCTAAACACTTCAAGGAGGTTATGGCGGTTGATCCTTGGTTAAACGGATACGACATCAACGATAGGGCAAGTCAGCAATGCCCGATGAAGTTTGTCTTTGAAGCTTTTCAAGAACGCACAAGTCCACTTGGAAATGTTCTATACAGTAGGGGCAAAAGCTTGGATGCGCTCCAGTTCTTTAAGGATGGCGAGCTAGACATGGTTTATATTGATGGAGATCATAGGTACGAAGGCGTGCTTGCAGACCTAAAAGGCTGGCGCAAGAAGCTTAAAGAAGGCGGGATTATGGCTGGTCACGATTGGAGTTGGGAATCAATCAAAAAAGCTTTGCTAGAGGAAATAGGACAAAAGGACTATACGCTGTTCCAAGGTGATTCTTGGGCAATAAAGCTATGAGAAAACTAAAAGCAGCATTGGCGTTCATTCGCAACCAAGAATGGGTTAACGAACCCAAGTGGGAGGACGAGGACGAGAAGGCGTGGACAGGATTCTTGGCTACGCCCACAGGCCAGAAGCTAAGTCTGATTTTGCTTAACCTAACCCTGCGTCAAAATGGCTCTGCTGTGATGAAGAAATCAGAAGCACTTGCAGACGCTTGTGGTTATGCTAAGGGATTTCGTGGTTGTGTAGCGACCTTAGAATCGCTCGCATCCCAAAAACTTAACTCCGCCATTCCAGGCTATGGGGATGGATCGGATGAACCAGTAGCCGACTAACCTTTAGGTAGAATGACTCCCTACCGAAAAGTGTAAG